ATAAATTTTCTATCGTCTTTGATCTCACCAGTATTGGAGTCATAAACAATTTTATTTCTATAGCGAGCCATGATATCTTTCATGTACTGCTCGGCTTTTAACTTAGGTAAATTACCTACGTCAATATAGAATATTCTTCTCTCAGGTGCTCTACTTAGTCTATAAATGACTAAAGAGTCTGCCATCATCTTTAATTGGTTAACTGGCTTGATTGCTTTATGCAGGTAACCCAGCATAATGTTTTTATCTAAATCAAGTAGACCGGATGGACAGAATGCAATTGCGTCCACATTGATCTTAATACCAGATGTTCCCGTAGCAGGAGCAGATGTCATGGACTGTGTAAGTCCCTTTTCATTGTATACGTAGAACTCTTCGATCTTCGATACAATATCAACACCAGTCTGCTGGTTCTTTTCTTTTTTAATTTCTCTTAGCTTCCTGATCTTACGGGGATCAACAAAGCGAAGTTCTTGAATGCCCTTCTTCATCTGAGAAGGATTAACTACTTTTTGATAGTATACTCTACCGTCAACGTACCATCTTCTAAAGATATCATGTGCCTTGTCTTTAAAATCCAACATAGAAAGGATTTCATCAAACTCAGCATGAATAGAGTTCTTTATACTATCAGAAAGCTCCAGACTATCAAGGTCTAGAGTTACTGGAGCCTCACTGTCAACTGCAGCGATAGCTTCTGTTACAATTTCTTCAATAGCGGTATCTACGTCTGGGTAATTAGATATTTCTCTGTAACGAGAAATCAGCTCGGCCTCTGACCTAGCTGATGCATCGATGTCTACGTAGGTGCCGAAGTAACCACCGGCCGAAACCGTGGTTGCTCCGTCATCTGACATAGGAGTTATAAAGGATTGCCTCTTTAACTCCTGCTGCTTATCCTCACGCCCAATTGTAAATCCGAAAAGATTAATTGCCATTATGTATTTGTCTCAATGTGATTAGCTGCGGTTAAAAATACCACCAAAATTCACGATACCACCAAGCGGGTTGCTAGATGTGTTGAAGTGTTGGTATTGGAATGTCACAGTGAACTGTGAAATTTGATCGTTAGCACCGAAGTCTAATGCAACAGGTGAGAGGTCGACTGGGAAAGCATTTACAAGTTTATAAGACTTGAGAATGTTACCGTTTCTATCTAATTGATAGACGTCGATATCACGCTGATATTCGGAAGGCTGTAATCTACCGAACTTACCTGCAAGGTCTTCCATACCACCCATCCACTGTTCAATCGCTGTTCTAACGGACATTTCTGCGTCATTAAGAACTGTGATTGTGTATGGTTGGAAGATACGATCGCCAACGAACTTTACTTCACGACCTCTGTACTGAACAATAGCAGGGTTAACTGTTTGTCCAGGTAATTCAGCAATGTTTACTAAGAAGGGTGATCTTGCAACCGCGATCGACTGTCCAGCAACATAAGTTGGGTAAGACAATTGAACCGCAAATTGGTTGGGACGAGCACCGCCATTAGTAAGAGCTGATTTGAAACGCTCTACGTTAAATGTTGTCATTTGTACTCTCCTTTATTAAGCGCCGACTTCTTCGAAAGAAATACCGGAACGGGTTGCAACAAAGTTAAGCTGAATGAAGTTAATCGCACGAGCTGGCTTGACGAAGATGTCTGCAACGAATTCGTTGCGATCGATCACACCTGCTGTGTTGTTAGATTCATCACATACAACTTTGTATTCTGTGATACCGCGTCTACCTTGTACGTCTCTTAGGAAGGGCTCAACAAGATTGCGGAACTGCGCTCTTGTGAAACCGTCGTTAAATTCGAATAACTGGAACTTAGCGGCTGTAGCGATTGCTTTTTCTAGTACGATGAACAATCTACGAACGTTGATTCTATCAAAAGCGGATGGCTTAGATTGAAGTGTCTTATCACCGTAAAGTACAGTACCATTACCTGGGAATGTTACCACAGGGTTAATACCTTTCTTATAGATAATATCGCGATCGGCTTTGCTTGGTGAGTACGCTAACTTAACAACGTTCTTAATCTGACCGCGGTTGAAACCAGCTGGAGAGAACCAAGGATCAGCAACGAAGTCTGTACGAACTGCAGAACCAGCAACGTCACCGTTTAGCGGTACCCAGCGATATACGTCATTGTATCTATCGTACTGGTATTTCCAACCAGAGTCAAGTACGGCGTATGAGCTTGAAGGTAGGCTATCACGGAATGTAACTAGGTTAGATGCTTCTTGACCAACAGCACCGTAAACGGTTGTTAGTAATGGTGATGCAAATACAACGCAATCTCTACGAACTTCAGCAATGCTGTTGATAGCGTATGTTGCAGTAGCTGCAGAAACTGCACCTAATGGAATCAACGATACATCAACTGCTTCGTCGTTTGCAAATAATGCAAGACCAGCTTGTACGTTACCATCAACAACGGATGTACCAACTGTACCGTTACCTAAGTTAACTGTAACGTTAGCTGATGTGTTTGCAAACGCAATACCTTGGGCTGTTGTACCCCAGTTTGTACCAGCTGCTGGATGAGATCCCCAATACACATACTTAGATGTTTGGTTGATAAGGTCTTTATAGTACATTGAAGTACCATCTGGGCGCTTACCATCAGATGCTTTAGAAGCATATGAGAACTTCTCTAATACAGTACCTGCTGTTCCAGAGAACAGACCGTCTTTATCGATAACGATAACGTGTAATTCATCATTTGACCCGCTGAAGCCTGCTGCATAAGGAGAGGTATCAGGTCTGCCGTCGAATTGTGCGCTATATTCCCATCCTGCAAAAGATGCACCGTCAGCCATAGAGACTCTTAACGAGTTGCCTCTTGAACCTGGGAATCTTGCTACGAACGAGCCAAAATATGCATTACCTGCAGCATACGTTGCAAGGTAACTATCTTCATTGTTAATTAGCGGTGCAGTGTTACCTGCCGCTGCGTTCTTTGCTCCTGCTCCAACCACGCGAACCACTTGCAGGTTATTACCGTAAGATAAGAAGTTGGCTGCGGTAAAGAACGATGTAAAGTTTGTATCGTCTGGTTTACCGAATCTCTCAACAAGAGAGTTCTCCGAATCTACTGTGGTAACCTGTAAGACGGGTCCCCATTGGAAGGCGCCAGCAAAGCCGCCGGCTGTAGTTGAGACTGCAGGAACGACCGATGTTAGGTCTTTCTCAGTCACTAACACGCCTGGTGAAAGCTGAAATGCCATCTTATTCTCCTTATTATGTTAATCTATCATAACAAAAATTTTCTACCTTATATTTATATTTTTCGAGTCTTGATGATTTACCACTGACTTTCACGAGAAAAGTCTTTAAGGTCTTTCTGATATCCATCAGTAAACCAAATATCACCATCCATAACCTGAGGTAAATGCTCCTCGGGTACTCCACTATCGAAAAATCCAAATGGGGTTAGCTCTTCTTCAATTTGTTTTATTTGAGAGCTATATAACGCTTGTCTGTTGTTTGCATTCATTAAATCCTTGAACATCACATCATTAGATGCCCAAGAAAATAACACCAATGTCATAGTTAAATCATCATGATACCCTTCATCAGCTTCAAACGCACCATTATGCTCGATGAATGTTGAAAGCTCAGAAATTATATTCTCATCAAATATAAGTAACTTATTGTTTTCAACCAATGACTTGAGTGTTGCACACCCAATTCGTTTAATTTGTTTTGTCGTTCTAACACCTAAATTAGAGTTCTTTCCAGAAGCAGACAATGTCTGACCGTATCTAGAATCACTACCAACCCAAATCATATTCTCATACTCTAAGTCGTTATGAATAATATCAGCAACTTGCTGTCCAATATCATTAATCTCAACTAAGATGTAAGCATTATTATAATCCTTTGCAACCTTATGAATAATCGTAGGGTACAACAAAGGACTAATTTTATTATCTCTATATTTAGCTACTACAGAATATGGATACTCCGTGGTATCAATTACTGTAAATGCTGAGTAGTCTCCTCCAACCCCCCTAGAAGTATCTACCACCATAAAGTATGCTTTGTTCTCTTTTGGTGATTCAATAATATCTAAACCATCTTTAGAGAATTCGTAAGACTTAGGTGATAGACGACCAATTGTATCCGCTGCAATAAGTGTGTTAGATGAGCCAAGGAATGTACATAATACCTCTTGGTTGAACTTAAGCTCACCAAGAACGGCTTTTTGATCCGCGGCCCACTTTTCATCTCTACCTGGAATTTCCCAATAAGGTATTTGTAATGGAACAAAACCATTTCTACCTTCTTGCGCATCATTCCAATACTTCCAGAAGTGATTATAACCTAGAGGTGTGGATGTTAGCAACACCTTTGTGGTCTCACCAGCCATAATAGTTGGATATGTTGAAGTGAAGAATTCTTCTGCAACGTTGTTTGGTACAATTGCAGCTTCGTCAATGTATAACCAGTTAACTGATTTACCTCGAATACCGGAAGCAGAAGTAGCAGATGTGAATACCTTTGAACCGTTCTCTAGTTCAACGTCACCTTTGTTCCATACTTTAACACCTTGCTGCATCCAGAGCGGAAGACTCTCGTACATGATTTGGTAACGTGATAATACTTCTCTGGCA